GTAGAGGCGCCGCCGCCACCGGCAAAATTATCTACAACGATTTCTTTCATAAGCTCACCTACGCCGAAGTTCTGACCGGGAGCAGCAAGCAGAAATACTCGTCATCGTCCTCGTGCTTTACTACGCAGGGATGGACATTTTTGACCATTTTGAAAATGATGTTTCCTTCCGGCATGGTACGAATCATATCCACAACGAATGCAACGTTGAATGCTATAGATATATCCGCGCCGGTCTTTTCTGCGTCAATGCGCTCGATCATTTCATCAACGTCCGAGGATGCAGAAATGGTCATGCCGTCGTCATTGACGGTTAGTTTGATCAGCTTCGAGTTGCCCAGACGCGCAATTAACGATGCGCGGTCAATAGCATCGCGGAATCTGGATGCATCTACGGTGACTTCGGTATTGTATGCCTGAGGAACAACCGTGCGCCATTTTACATATTCTTCAGCGATCAATGTGCAGTGCAGCTCGGCATCGTCGATAACCACCTCAAAGGCATTCTTGTCGAACATCAGCGTTACAAGCTCTTCAGAAGAAGGGGAGACCAGCTTTTTCAGCATTGCCAGGGATTTCCACGGAATGATCGCCTTTAATCCCGTTGGCTCAATAGGTCCGTTGGTGCTTTTTACAGCCATCCGAAATCCATCCATACCAACCATCGTAAGCCTGCCCTTTTCCAATTCAAGGTATCCGCCGGTCAGAACAGGGCGAATATCATCTTTCGCGATGCAGGATTCTACTTTGGAGATCATATCATGGAGCATGGCTTGCGGAACGGATATTTTGCTGGTTTCTTCAACGGTCTTTCTTTCTGGAAAATCCGCTGCATCAACTCCGCTCAGCGAAGTCTTAATTTCATCAGCCTGCACAGTGAAGCGATGCTTGTCATTGACATTTACCGTTATCTGTCCGTCCGGCATGCGTTTGACAACATCCTCAAACAGCTTTCCACGGATTGCTGCGCAGCCGGGATCAGAAACCATGCCGTCAACGGTTATAGTCGCAGAAATAGATAAATCCGTGCCAGTGAGCCGGATTTCTTTGTCGTATGCCTCGATCAACACACATCCCAGAATGCTCATCGGACTTTTGCTGGATGTGATCGGGCTAACGATTGAGAGCGCCTTTTGCAGCGCCGCGGTAGACGCTGTGAATTTCATACTTTTTATCCTTTCTGTCTGTATTGAGCAGCCTGCGAATTCCGATGTCCGCGCCATGCAGATCGTCGGACAGTATCTGTCCTTTGATTGTGCGGTATTGCTGGCTGGTCATGTATGGCCGCGCAGCATTGAGCTTGCGTATCATTGCGCCGATCTCAGTGTTCATCAGGCATTCCTCCTTTGGTAATTGGAGCTGGTGACAGGACTTGAACCCGCAACCCACTGATTACAACTCAGTTGCTCTGCCATTGAGCTACACCAGCTTGTGGTCGGAGTGACAGGAATCGAACCTGCGACATCATGCTCCCAAAGCACGTGCGCTGCCAACTGCGCTACACTCCGTTACTGCAAGGATCAAATTATGAATTGGCAGTGGCGGCCGGACTCGAACCGACGAATGCCGGGGTCAAAACCCGGTGCCTTACCGCTTGGCTACGCCACTATATTGCATGATAAAAGGCCGCCTTATTATGGCGTAAAGGCGGCCCAGGGGGAGCAGATCAACGGAATCGAACCGTCAGCAAAGGGGACTGGAGGTGAAATATATGGGTTCGCAGGGAAAACACATACCTTTGCGTTACCTACATCTGCACAGAGCCTTTTGTGAAAAACCGCTTTCGCCTCGCGTTTTTGGCGAAAGCGGTCAATGTGTTTGAACATGTCTATCTGCGATGCGTATTGCTGGCACGCTTTATAAATATTTAGACGCCGGTTGCGGACGAATGCCATTTCGTTTTTGCGGATAAGCGAAATTCCGAGAGATCGGGCATTTTGCCAGCTTTTGCCTGCGCAATCTGCAGAATTATAACGATAATCCAAACGTACACCTGTCCGCCTCCTTTCTGATCTCTCCGTCTGTTCCGGGTGTCAATGCTTGTCGTGCCGACTTTTTTCGGCAGCCTCGCGCCTTTCTCTATCTTGCGAGGATGGTCATAGCATTACCGGCTGGTGGGCCTTTCGGGGGTCGAACCCGAGACTTGCAGATTATGAGTCTGCCGCTCTGACCAGCTGAGCTAAAGGCCTTCAAGGCAGGATTGCACCTCACGAAGTGTGTCTGCTCCTGCGGGCGTCCTCTCGTTATGGACTATTTCGCGTCGCTCTCCGCGTGTCACAATTTCTATCGGTTTGTTTTCCGTCCGGCTGGTTACGGATGGGCGCGACCCAGCGCCGTCAATGACGGTGGTGCAGCAAACGAGGCTCGAACTCGCAAATTCGGCTTGGAGTGCCCGACATCTTTCCTTCTTAGATTATTGCTGCGCGTCATAGATTTCTTTTACAAAATACTTAGTCAAGCTCGTTGCCGTGTTGAGCTCCTTGCAAGCATGGTCGTTCAGCTCCGTCATGATCTCAATGGCCTTGCCTTTGTAGAAGGTTGTTACCGGCATATCTTCAACATCTCGAACAAGCGCTCTCGACATCTTCTTTTTGCCGTTTTCAATCTTCATACTTACCTTTTCAATCGCATATCGCCGGTAATTGCCGGGATTCTTTTCGTCCGGGTAAAGCTCGTATTGATCAACTTCTTCTTGTGACAATGCGCGAGAGTAACCAATCCAGCCCCATACGCACCTGCAAAGTTCCGGGTGATAGGTCTGATACTTTAGAGATACCGCAGCGAAATAGCCGGTTGGTGCGCATCCGGGCATCGGAGGGCGGGATTTCAGGTAATATCCATAGATCGTGTCGCTGACTTCGCACTTGATCTTCGTCTCCACCGCAATCTGCTCTTTGAGCATCTTATAATCTTCACTCATTCGTGTTGCTCCTTTACGGGATTATTATAGCCCCTTTATGGGGCATTGTCAAGACCCGAAACAGGGCAGTGCGCAGATTTCTTTTGTGGAAATAGGACAAAATTGCTACTGCCAAGCATACTGCCACATACACTGCCGCTTGTTTTGATAGGGGTAATTTGCTTATACTGCCATTTTACTGCCAACAGCACAGAATTATCCGACTTATCCGAATAGATAGAAAAGTATTTCTGTTTATAAAGGAAACCAGCACAAAGCTAAAACATGTCGTTTACATACACATCTGATATGAAAAAGCAAAAAATCCCGGATTTTCTCCGGGATTTTGGCAAAAAGACATATGAAAAGTCGTATAAAAGAAAAGAGTCGGTATGTAATCTTACATACCGACTTGGTCTGGGTGAGAGGATTCGAACCTCCGGCCTCTTGAACCCCATTCAGAAAATCAAAAGATATTTCCTGAACAACCAAACCATCTCAAAACCTCGTATTTTCAAGGGGTTTGAAAGCATCAGATCAAAATCCTCAAAGTGAAAATCCTATTTTTTACTGCCATTTTACTGCCAACAGCACAGAAAATGGTTATTTTTGCATCTTTGGTGCCTCTTTTTGCAGCCAGGAATCGAGGAATTCTATCGTTGCGGCACGCGCCTGATTTTCTCTTTCCTTTGAGAGCTGCGTGTAGATATTCATTGTCATACGGATGTCGCTATGCCCCATGTAGTACTGGGCTGATTTTACATCAATTCCAGCGTCATACAATGCAGTTGCAAAAGTATATCGCAGATCGTGAGCTTCGATAGAGAAAGTCTTGCGTTTCGGGAGTTTTTCTTCTGTTGTTGCGATACTTTCTTCTGTTGTTGCATCAGTTGTTGTATTAGTTGTTATGTTGTTCGCTTTAGTTGTTCTTTTTCTTTCAACATCCGTCCGGCGGCCTCGTTGTGTAAGCGGTTCGTCGTTGAGCAGACGTTCCATCGCAAGATTGAATCCGTCCATGCCACGATCAAAGGCAGATTGAGAGATCAGCTTATTGTTTGCTGATAAGCATACATGGCCTTTGCGACAATTTTCAGGAATGGCGCTGAGGGCGACATAAAGCGCATCGCAGATCGGGAGCATGCGCAGACCTGCATCGGATTTTGTCCATTCTTTTATAACCGCCTGATTCGATACGATCTCAGCAGCGCGGCGCACTTGAAGGGTTCTGTTTTCCAGATCAACGCAATCCCACTGAAGTGCGATCATCTCGCTGCGGCGCAGACCGGCAAGAAGCATGAGCATCATCCAAAGACCAGCTCGATGCTGATGGTAATGCTCAATTATGAAGTCGGCCTCCCAGCGTTCAAGGGCGCGATGTCCGCCGCTGGTTCCTCCGGGAATGTCGAGGTCTTCGGCCGGATTGTCGCGTATGATCTTATTTTGCTTGGCGCGTCGGAATATCTGCTGGATTACCATCTTGTATTTGCTGATCGCGCTCTCGGACATACCCTCCATGTTATTAAGCGACTTTTGCAGATGATAGTTGCGAACATCTTTGACCATCATCTGCCCGATGTCCTCTTTGAGCCGTGCGACATTCGCTTCGTATGAAACCCGATTTGTGCCTTTTAGCTTTGATTTGTAGACGCGCATCCAGCTGTCGCACCATTCAGACACATTCATCTTATGAGCATCCACACTCATGCCGTCGGCAATATCACGCTCGTATTGAGCTTTCTTGTAATTTGCTTCCTCCAGCGTTTCGCCGTAGAATGTCTTGCGTATACGCTTTCCTTCGGCATCACGTCCATAGTCGCCGTATACAGCAAAGGTGCCGTCCTTGCGTTGTCCCTTTCGTTTACGGCAGCGTTTCTTTTCCATGTGCTACCTCATTCCTGTTTGCGTTGCAGATCAATAACCCGTCGCGCTGCTCGAATAAAATCGTCACATGCATCCATGTACTGTGAGCCGGGATTCTGGATCGCGTAATCAATGATCGTATAGACATCATCCAGTATATTGATAATGCGCTGTTTCGTCCAAAGGCTCGCCTTATCATAATCCTTTTGCAATTCCTTCAAACTGCCCAGCAACACCGATTCCTGCGTAGCATAGCGATCATTGTTACGGCAGATCAGGTAATCCACAGTAACTCCCAATACATCGGCCAGCTTGCAGAGCACCGCATACGGGGGTTCTTTTCCTTCCGTCTCATAGCCTGAAATTGTAGATCGGGGCATACCCAATTTGTCAGCCAACGCCATTTGGGACATTCCGGCCTCTTTTCGTGTGGTTTGCAGGCGTTCGCCAAAGGTTTCCAGCGTGTTCAGCATGTCCATCTTCCTTTCGCTTGACAAATGCCCCGTATCGGGGCTATAATCTAAATAAAAGCCTCAATTTGAAACAAGGTGGTGTCCATGAGAGAAAAACTCATTGAACTGCGCGTAAAAATGGGGTACACTCAGGTAACTTTCGCAGAACGCCTCGGTATATCGCGCAGCCTTTATTCCCAGATCGAAGAAGGCCACAAGAATCCAACTTTTGCGGTATCGCTTAAGATCAAATACTTGCTTGGCTGTGAGAGGGATGACATATTTATACTTTCTGATGTAAAGCCTCGCAAGGGCGGTCCGCGACGTCCGCGAATAAGAAAGAGTTAATGCTTACGCGCTCTTGCGCAGCTGGAGAGTTTCCCTATATTCCTGAGCTACGGCGGTCTGTGTAAATTCAGCAGTACCGTCGTAGTTGTGTTTGACGCAATCTTCGATCTCGCCAAGCGTTACGTTGAAAAATTCCTTTCTGGGGTTGACCATGTTGACGCGCTTGCTTGCAAAAGCGTTGTGCAGGGCAGTTTCCAACCCGACAGCATCCTCCGAGAAGATAAAGGCATGTACATCAAAGCGGAAAGGTACGGATGCGTCACCCAGCTCGTCAACGCGTTCCTGCGGTTCCAGGCGGCGTGTCATGCCGATCTTATACACATTTTCGCCAAAGGAACCGATGTTGGAGATAACATAGACATATCCGGCCTTTGCCTGCTGTTCGCGCAGCGCGACCTGCTGCATATCATCATCCAGCTTGGCGCGGTGCTGTTCAAGCTCTTGGATACGCGCCTGTAAGGTCTCTTTCTCCGCTTCGTCTGCCGCTTCGATTCGTGCGGTCAGGCTGTCAATCTCATTCTGAACGTGAGATTGATCCTTTGCGATCTTGGCGCGTCTGTCGGCCAGCTCCTTTTCCAGCTTCGCCTTTTCGCGTTCTTCCTCCCTGATCTGGCGGATGCGCTCTTTTTCTGCCTGCTTGAATTGCTGGTAATCATAAGCGACCACCAATTCCTGCTGTTTCAGATCAATGTACTTTCTATTGATAGAAATCTGCATACGCTTTCCAATCGCGCTGATAGACTCGGCGCTTTTTTCTATGCGCTGTTTTGAGGATTCAAAGTTGGTATAGGATACCCGGTCAATAATCACATCGCATTCGCCATTGAAAGCGCGGAGCATGAGCTTTACCCAATCGTTGACCACGCGCGTTCCTTCGGCCTGACTATTGTTGAAGGTGAAATTCGTCGGCACTGTGCAGGCGGTCTTGTTCTTAATTAGCAACGCCTGAGCCTCGCGGATGTTCTTCAGCTTGTCTTTATAGCCGTCCACGGTTGAAAATACATAAGTCGGAGCGTAAATACCGAAGGATTCCATGCTTACGTCTGAGTTGGCCGCTATTGTCTCTACGTCAGAGCCTTGCATTTTTGGCGCCCGATCCTTGCGGCGTTTAAGAAGTTTGCGGACAAGCAGGATTAAAGCTACAACCACATACACACCGATAAGCGGTGGAAAGCCTATAGCAAGTATAATGCACAGAATCGCTATGATTGTACGCTTCTTCTTGTTGGGGTTCTTATTGTTATTCTTGTCGTTTTTCATGCAAAACGCTCCTTTGTATTGCTTATTCTTCGTTATCAAGTTTTCCTTGAATCAGACGGAAATTATGCCTGTTCTTTTGTAATGCTACTATCCCCCGCAGTTTTTACACGTTCCAGTTGTATATCTGCTTCATGTAGAACAGCAGTTTTTCCTTTTCTATCGAGTGAATTAAAAATTTCTATCAGTTCCTTGCAATCTTCTTTAATTTCAGATTCTATCTTTTTGGGTTGATTGCCTAATAGCAACCACTCTAATCTATATCCTCTGTCTACAGCAAATCCACATATGGATATTAGATTTTGGTACGTTGGATTGCGCTTTCCCCGTTCCATTTCAGAAAACGAGCCTCTAATTCCAGCAGTATCACGTAATTCTCCTTGCTGCATACCCAATTCGGTTCTCATCTCGACAATTCTATCTCCAAATGTGGACATAATAGCACTCCTTGTAACAATTTATCAAATCCATATATGTATTTTAGTATTGACATAAATCCAAATATGGACTATAATACATACATACAAACCAACAGAACGTATTGCAAAGGAGAAAAACACCATGAAGCACGATGTCTTTACCGTCAGCAGCGTAAAAGAAGCCTGGGAATTGGCAGACAGCCTCTTTCCTACCGATTACGAAAAGGACGATTCCACCAGTGAGCGCGCCGGCTATCCCGTGTACCGCAGCACTGCGGAGGGGCACTGGTACGATTACATCTGCGATCTGTGTGCTCGTCTGGAAGTCAACCTTTCCAACGGTGATACCTATAACATCTACATCGTCGAGCCCAAAGAAGTTGTACAGCTTCGCGAGGAAGTCAAGAGCCTCAAAGTGAAGAACAAGGTTCTTGAGGATACGATTGAAAAGCTGCAGAAAGAGCTTTCGGATGCCGTGGATGGTTGGGAACCTTTCGAGTGTAAGCAGAATGTAAGTAACGCGGATTATCGCAGTCTTGCAGAAAGTGCTGCAAAGAACGGTGTTGCCCGATACATGTCCGAGGAAGAAGCTATCGCCTTTGTTGGTAAGGAATATGGCTTCAGAACTTCCGACATCAAGATTATCACCGAGATTGACGAGGAAGAAGTGAACCGAAAGGGTTCTGTCCGAAAAACCGGCAGAAAAATTGATCGTCGCCCCATTTTCGGTTCTTCGGATTGGTATTATGTGCGCTTTGATGTTCTCGGTTACAGCTACGAAGGACACGACTATGAGCTGACTTCATTCGTGAGCTGACTAAGTTGGTTTGCTGTGGCCGATTATAAAATCGGCCTAATTATACCTTATTATATTATACATCCCGTTGGGATGTATGTCTAGCGAAAGGAGGTAAAAATGATCTACTATGGTCCTCGTGAATGGCTGAAAGAAAGATGCAAGGATAAGAAACTTACGCAGCTCGAAGCAGCCATCGCCGTTGGCATTACTCTTGAATATTTTCAGAAAATCATCTACGGCACCAAGAATCCATCTTTGGATCTGGCTGTAAAAATTGCCAAGCTGCTGGATTTCCCCGTTGAATGGTTTGTTCAATCGGATGTTCAGAGTCATGTGTCTGTCGCCGCGAAGAAATAAGGCTTTGCAATCAAGCAATCACAGGTATATTTTATCAAATTCCAGGAGGGATTAAAGGCTTATGGATGTGGGAAAAACTTTCGGCGATCTGTGTCGTGAAGCGCGATTGAACGCATCCGCCAGCAACGCAAGGCTTGCTACTTTGGCCGGCGCCGCTGAGGAGATGGATATATCAACGCCGGAAACGATTGGCCGCTGGGAGCGCGACGAAACCACGCCCAACAACATGAACGTCCGGCGAATGGCGCAGGTATACCGTGCGCCGGAGCTTTTGCAGAACTACTGCGCAATGATGTGTCCCATCGGAAAAGGGCGCGTTCCGCAGACAGCATGCTCCAGTTTGGAACAGCTGAGCGTCCGTCTGTTTTGCAACAGCGCGGATGTCGGCGAGGACATTAAGACGCTCTTGCTCTTTGCCGCAGACGGAACGGTTGATAAAAGCGAGATGGAGGAATTTCAGCGCATAGTCACAAAGCTCGGCGGACTTAAAAAGGCGATAGGCGCACTTCAGATTTTTGCTGAGAAAAACGGTTTGTAGATTACAAAGGAGGGCTGATTATGTCAGCTTGCGAGGAAAGACATTTGAGTGCGCGAGACATCATGAACATACTCAATGTCAAAAAAGATATGGCATACACCATCATGCACGAATGTCTTGCGAAAGGTTATGCTATCCGAGCTCAATCGCGTCTTATCAGGGTATCGGAGAGCGGATTCAATAAGTGGTATGAAGAACACTACGGCCACTTGTATAGAATGAAGCTGCAGGAGGAAGCGTTTGATGCAGCCATGAATAAGCGGCAGCAGGAAAAGCCGCGTAAAAGAGGAAGACCGCGTAAATACAACGTTCATCGCGATTCATAGCGGCCATTCGCAAGACAGGAGGTTAAGTATATGCCCGTCGGTTACTTTGTTGCCCTTGCTATCGGGATCATCTTGGACAGGGTTGTGATCTGGGATAAGGATCGCTCTCTGAGAAAAGAACGCAACTACTATCAGCGGCGTGTCCAGGAGCTTAATCAGGAGCTACGCGCCGTCAGTGTTGAGAACTACGCCATGTCGCTGGATGCAAAAAGCGAGTCCACCTCGCGCCGCTTCACAACGCCAGAATTTGAACGGCAGTTTGTTCAGCATGGGCGGGCGCGAATGGAGACTTCGCAAAAAAGAAATCCGGCGTAGTCTTTGGTTTCGGAATTGACAATGCCCCAATATGGGGCTATAATATCCCCGTGCGGGTCTTTAAGAAAGGAGGTTGAATGGTGAGTACTCAGATTGTTCGATGCGCTGCTTGCAAGCGAAGGCTGACCAGCGCAACAGCACGGGCAGCCGGGTATGGTCCGATGTGTTTCCGCAAGCTGTTCGGAAAGTCAATTCCGCGCGGCGCAAAGGAAAGAAAAAAGCGTTCCACTATAAAGCAGAACACCGTCGCACAATCTGAAGGACAGATTTCCGTATTTGATCTGTTGGAGGTTATAAACAATGCTCAGGAGCATGGTTGAAAAAAGATTTGGCCGCCCGTTCTCGGATGAAGAATATTCCGAAGCTGAATCTTACGCCAGCATGAAGCTGGATTTTCAAAGCCGTTTGTTCGGCAAGACTTTTGATGATGATTATCGTGCGCAAGTGATCGCGGAGATCATCAATCAAAACCGCCTGGATGCTCTTTATCAGGAGCGTCAGGAAATTCGCGATGAATTTATTCGCCTCGCCGAAGAAGAAAAGGCGAACAGAACTGAAAAATGGGTAGAAAAAACGGCACTAGCGCTTGGAATCACACGTGCCGCTGTGAGAGGAGTTATGGAGCTCTATCTCTCTGCCCATATTGTATCACAATCGGACGCACTTTGCAATATGGAGGGATAAAAATGTCCGAAAACACTTTGCAGCTTTCCGCGCAGTACCCCGTTGAGAAGTACAACATTCTCGTTCCCGTGCAGACCGTCGCTGAGATCGCTGACATCCAGCGCCCCGTAATGAACGTGGTGCATATCTCCACCAATCTCAACGACAAGGAAATTTATCTTCAGCAGGAGGGCAAGCCGGCGTACACCAGCCGCAGCAACGGCAAGTTCTACCCCGAACAGCCTGCGCAGTACGCCTTGACGCGCAAAGGTCTTCTGAAACTCATGCGTGCCGCCGGTATTAAGATCATTTCATCCAAAGCCGTGTTGCCGTCCACCTGCCAGAAATGCGCTCAGGTCAATCGCGACATCGGCAAACCCGTCAACTGCGGCGCATGTTCCAATAAGGATGTAAAGTATACCGTGGTCATTTCCGCACCGCAGCTCACCGGGCAGGATTTGTATTATGAGTGCAGCCGCGAAATCATCGTTGCTGACGAGGTTGCCGGAATGAGCGAAAATCAGCGGCAACAGTTCATGAAATTTCGCGCCGAACACTGTGAAAGCAAGGCTCTTAACCGTGCGCTTCGCGCCGCAATGCTGATCAAGCCAACCTATACGTTGGACGAGTTGAAAAAACCTTTTGTGGTTGCCTATCTCGTTCCCAATCTGGACAATCCCGAAGTCCGTACCCGCGCCATTGACGGCTTCTTCGCAAACGCCAGCGCAGTATACGGCCCGGACGCAGCTGTGCAGCCGCGCAAGATTCAGGTGTCCGACGACGATGATTCTTCCCCTGATTATCCCGATGCCATTCCCGGCGAGATTACCGAAGCCGGTTATGAGGATATTTCCGGAAACAACGACATCTATCCCGGAAATAATGATGTTTCCGCGCCGGACATCGTGATTTGCGCAGATTGCAATTCTGCGATCATTGATAACGGTAACTGGAAGGCCGAAAACATCGTTGATTTTTCGGTAAGGGCGTTTGGCCGCCCGTTGTGTCCCACCTGCCAGCGTGCTGCCAGAACGAATAAGGGGGGTCAGAGATAATGCGCATACTGCATACTGCCGATTGGCATATTGGCGATTTTCCCGGCCCCAGTGAAGACGGTGCAAATGCCCGTGGATGCGATACTCTGCGCTGCATCGACGCCATGATCTCCGCCGCAAAGGATATGGAGATTGATCTTTCCATTATTTCCGGCGACATTTTCCATGCCAGCAGAACATGGTCTGAGCGCGGTATCCGTGAGGTTGAATCTGCCGCAGAGCGCATTCGTGCGCTCTCGGAGATCGCGCCGGTTGTGATTATCCGAGGCACTCCGAATCATGATGGCGCAGAACATTTCTCAATGCTTCAGCAGTATTTTTCCAACAACGAGAGGATTCATATTCTCACCAAACCCAAAATGATCGCATTGCAGTTGAAAGAGGCGGGAAATGTCTGTATCTGTGGTCTGCCTGGTTTTGATAAGGGTTATTGGCGATCCATGAACCCCGGAATCGACAAGGAGCAGGAAAACATCGCGCTGTCCGAATCCATCAATTCCATGCTTGTGGGTTTAAGGGCTCTTTGTCCTTCCGGCGTTCCGTCCATATTGGTCGGTCATTATACCGTTGAAGGCTGTAATGCCGAATCCGGCCAAACGATGATGTTCAGCCAGTTTGAGCCTACTGTAAACGAACAGGCAATCCGCACCGCCGGTTATGATCTGTGTTGCTTCGGTCATATTCATCGGCCTCAGAAGCTCGGAAATAACGCTTTCTACGCCGGTGCGGTAAACGCCATGAATTTTAATGATGAAAATCAGGATCGCGGATTCTACGTACATACGCTTGAAGACGGACATCTGATTGACAGTTCGTTTCACACGCTGCCGTATCGTCGGTTTAAGACCATTCGCCTGGACGATGACAATATCCGCGATCTCAACACGAGCGGCGTGCTGCCGTTCTTTGATGTCGAAAAGGCCGTAGTTCGCGTGCTTTACAGCTGTTCGGATGAATCGAATAAAGCATTGAACCGTGCGCAACTGGAAAAGTTGCTCTACAACAAAGGCGCGTTCTGGGTTCAGGAAATCACGCCTGAGAAGATCACGGTAACGGTCAACAAGCAGGCCATGAAAAGCGACTACGACCCGGAATCCAACCTTCGCGAGTACCTTTTGTCCATCGAAACACCCGAATCGGATATTGAGGCCATGATGCCTATTGCGCGTGAAATCATCGCCGACGTGGTTCAGGCAGGCCGTATTGAAAAGGCACACGGCGCGTTTGTCCCGGTAGAGATCAGTGTAACCAACTATCGCAATTATCGCGAAGAAACATTCCGTTTTGACGATGTTTCATTCTGCACCATCAATGGGCAGAACGGCGCAGGCAAGTCCTCTCTGTTCTGCGATGCGCTCTACGATGCGCTGTACGAGAGCCCCCGTGAGGGCGATTTGACAGGCTGGATCTGTAATGACCCCGAAGTCAAGTCCGGCGCAATCCGCTTTACCTTTCGCGTCGGAGACCGCATGTGGCGCGTCGTGCGTACTCGTGTGAAATCCGGCAAAGCAACACTCAATCTGTCCGAATATGTCGATGGTGAATGGCGTGATCGAAGCAAGGAAAAGATGCGTGATACACAGGTTGAGATTGAGCGCGTGGTTGGCATGGATGGTCTTACGCTTCGCGCCTGCGCATTGATCATGCAGGATCAGTATGGCTTGTTCCTTCAGGCTGACAAGGAATCCCGAATGAAGATTCTGTCCGATATACTCGGTTTGCAGATATATGAAGATATGGCTGAGTTGGCCGCTGAGAAAGCAGCTGATAAAAACAGGCATATTCGAGGTCTGCAAATCGAGAAAGAGTCAGCCGTGCGCGATATGCCAGATATGGATGGTCTTGTAGCCGCAATCGCATCCTATGAGTCCACGATCATTTCTGCACGCGCCGCAGCGGCAAATATCGAGCAGAATATCAGCATTGCAAGCAGAGGTCTCTCCGATGCCGAAGCAGCGCAAAATACCATGAATCAGCATTCCAGAGAACTCGTCGATCTGCGCGACGATTATGAAAAAAAGCGGAACGCGATTGTTGAAGCGAAGCGAAACTACGATCAGATCAGGGATATTCTTTTCCGCGAGATAGAAATCGTGGACGGCATGAAGGCGTACAGAGCTGCCGATGCCCAGCGCAGCACAAGCCTTGAAAAAGTAAATAAAGCAAAACAGCTGGAACAGCGCAGAGATACGCTGAATGATACACTGAAGTCGTTCAGGACAACTCATGGAATCATTCAAAAGCAACTTGCCGCCGCCGATCTGCAGATTGAGACGACACGCGCTAAGGTCGAATCGGAACCTAGATTGCTGGAACTCAAAGCCGAGCTTGCGACGGTAGAATCGCAGCTTGCAGAAAATGATCGTCTGTTCAGCATGCGCGCTGAACTCGACAGATCATGCGCCGAATTAGAGTCTCAGGTTCGCTCAGAAGAACGCGATGCTGCTATGAAACGCAGTGTGCGCCTTTCCAATATCAAGAACCTTGAACAGCGTGCTTCGTTGCTTGAGAACAGCGGTTGTTCGCTGGGCGCCGCGGCTACGTGTAATTTCCTTGCAGACGCAAAAAAGGCCGCAAGCGCACTTCCTGAGGCACGCAGGCAGGATGAAGAACTGTATGCGCTCGAATCCGAAGCGATTACCGCACTCAAATCCGAGCTGCAAAAAAAGATCATTGAACGCGATTCCGTTCCTTGTGTAGAAGCATCCGCCGTTAATGTGCTTAAGTCACGCCAGCAAACACTTCTGCGCGCAAGTATGGAGCTGGATGATATTCCCGCATACAAAGCCAACCTCGAGCGCCTAGAGGCCGACAGAACCAGCATCGCTGATCATGAAGCATCGCTTCAGCATGATATTGACATCACTGAAAAGGTGCTTCAGGACGTGATTGACAAGCTGGAGCCGCTGATCGATGCAAGCGAAACTCACGCTCTCGCCGTCGGCCGTATGCAGGAACTTGAGCGTTACAAAGTTCTCGAAGAAAAGCTGTTTGCCGCAAGAGCAAGCGCTCCCATCTATGAAAACCGCATCCGTGAATTGCAGAGTGAGCTTGATTTGCTTGATACCCGCATCGGTGAAAAGCAGATCGCGCTCCATAAAGCAAAGGAAGATGCCTTGCGTGCAAATGAATGGCGCACCCACCTTGAATCCCTTTCGCTTACCAAACGAAGGATTGCCGAGGAGATTGAGAAGGCTCAGGCAGACAGAGCGCTTGCTCAGGCTGCACTTGATCGTGCAAACGAACTTTCCGGCCGCATTGCTGCTCTGAGCAAGCGTATTACCGAAGCAAGTACGGTTGCTACATACTGCGATACGCTGAAAAAGGCGTTCAGCAACAACGGTATTCCTCATTCCATTGTGCGTTCTGTGGTTCCTGTCCTCGAAGCAACGGCGTCAAACATTCTCGGTCAGATGTCCGGCGGAAAGATGTCTGTGGAGCTTGTCACCGAAAAGGTGATGAAATCCAACTCGAAGAAGGAAGTCGTTACGCTCGATGTACTTATCAACGACAGCGAAACCGGGCGATTGCCGTATCTTTCCAGATCGGGCGGTGAACGTGTGAAGGTTGCCCTTTCGGTGATCCTTGCTCTGGCCGAAGTAAAGAGTGCGGACATCGGTGTCCAGATCGGATTCCGCTTTATCGACGAGCCTCCGTTCCTCGATGCCGCCGGAGTGCAGGCCTATTGCGACGCACTGGAAACCATCCAGCGGCGCTACAGCGACATTAAGGTGATGATTATCACCCATGACGAGGCCATGAAGAGCCGGTTCCCGCAGAGCGTCGATGTAAGCAAGGATGAATCCGGCAGCCATGCTGTTTTGAATTGATCTAATAAACGCCTCCTGCGCCGCAGGTATAAGCGCAGGAGGCGATGAAAGAGGGTGTTTCTTAAAATGGCACGCCCGCAAAAAAGCGGGGTTGACTATTTTCCGATGGACACGGACTTCTTCGGAGATAAAAAGATAAAGCTGTTGAAAGCGGAGTTTGGGGCGCGTGGTCTTATGATCGTTCTCTCTACGTTCTGTCGAGTATACAGTACAAATGGGTATTATGCGAGCTTCGATAAGGATGATGCACTCCTGATCGCCGAGGAACTCGGAGATGGGATAACGCCGGAGCTTGTCAGGGAGGTCGTGCAGGGGTCGGTTAAACGTTCCTTGTTCGATGAAGGGGTTTTTAATCAGTTTGGCGTGCTGACCTCACCTGGTATCCAGCGCAGGTATATCCGCGCCGCCGCAAAACGCGACGACATACCTTTTTTTGAGGAATATTGGCTTTTGGATATCAACAATCCTAACGATGTCCCGAAGGCGATGCGTATTAAAGTTACCTTTCAATCCGTTTCCGGTGGAATTAACCCCGTTTCCGGTGGAATTAACCCCGTTTCCGGTGGAATTAACCCCCAAAGTAAAGTAAAGGAAAGTAAAGTAAAGGAAAGTAAAGTAAATGTACCTGACATGGACGATTTGAACGCTGCCGCTTCCGTGCCTTTACATGAGTATTTGATGCAGAATCTGTTTCAAATGAGCCCAGGAAACTGGCAAGCCTTACATTCTCTCATGGAGGATGGCATGACAGACGAGCTTGTTCGCGCAGCTGTTGATAAGGCTACGGGGCGTGGCATTCGTGGTTGGAGTTATGTGCAAACAATCTTGAATGAATGGGTCGTTAACAACGTACGCAGCCTCGAAGATGTTAAACGCCTGAATGAAGCCCATAAACGAAAGCAGCGAGGAGAAAAGCCGTCCGGGAGAAATGATCGTGAACCTGAGATTAAGCCGGGTGAGAATCCGTTTAGGAGGAAAAAGAATTGAACAGAAAGGAAAATGGTTTCGATGAACCAACGATTGAAAAAATCAAGGCTCTCGGAACTAGACTATGCAATGCGTTGGGTGCAGATATCCCTGAAACACCGACAGATTATCGGGATGAAAAAGGGGTGCTTTACTGCAAAGTGTGCGGCGAAGCGCGCGAAGTCCTGCGTGATGTCCCGTATCTGGGAAAGCGCCTTGTTCCACGCTCCTGCAAGTGTATGAATGAGATGTGGCGCAAGAGGGATGAAGAAAAGCGTTTGCGAGACGAGCAAAATGCCGTAGATAGCCTTTTCCAGTTCAGCCTAACAGATGATCGTTTTAAGGTCAGTACGTTTGAGAATTTTATCGTCAATGAACACAACGCTTCACAGATTCGCCGCGCAAAAAATTATGTAGAGCATTTCGATATGATGTTCAAGAAAAACAAAGGTTTGCTGTTATTTGGACCGTCTAGCACCGGCAAGACCTTTACAGCATCCTGCATTGCTAATGCTCTTATGAAAAAACGCGTTCCCGTACTGGTTACATCAATACGCCGCCTAACATCCGCCAGCAACCCTTTTAGCAAAGGTTCTGATTCTTTTTTTCAAATGATTCGCGGCATGAAGTCGGCTCGTTTGTTGGTGTTGGAAGACGTCGGTGCGGAGCGCGACACCCCGTACATGCTTGAACAGGTGTATGAAGTAATAGACTCGCGGTACGGTGCTATGCGCCCTCTTATAGCTACAAGCAATCTGACGTTGGATGAACTGAGAGAAGAAGAAGATAGAGACAAACGCAGGATCTATGAGCGTATTCTGGAGATGTGTCATCCTGTCGAATTTACCGGCCCGTCGTGGAGAATCGAGAAAGCCGAAAATGATTATGATGAGATCGAGCGCATCCTGCTCGGCGAAGAATGAGAGGTGTTCCGTGTGAACAAGTATGAACTGGCATTGATTCATTATGATGGCGACAACAGCAAGCCATACTGCGATCTGGTATATGAAGCGCTGAAGGAAAAACGGGATCGTGAAAAGGGCTGCGATTGTTGTGCTGACCTCAAAGCAAATCCGGCCGACAATATCAATTTCTGCGGTAATTGCGGAAGAAAGCTCGTGAGGTAGTATATGGAGAAACGCGACTTTAAGAAAAAGAATCTGGGCAAGGAGATTGGATTTTTTATCATTGCTTTGTCCTTGTTGATGTGGAGTGTTCTGTTCGTGCTCAGGTATGCCGGGATCATCATGTGGAATTGGTGGATTGTTGCGCTGGGTTTTGTATGGTGTATTGTACCTGCGTATCTTGCCACGTTGATTGTGGTCATGATTTTCTATATCGTTTCCGGCGTCTTCACAGGCTTGGTGCTTCGTTCGAGAAACAAGCAGAAGTATCAGACAATGAAAAAGGCTCTGCACGGCCTTACACTCAACAAAATAGGTCCGATGTATGGCGTTCAGCGCACGCCCGGTGAAACCAATACAGCGTATGAACGTAGAATTTTGAACGTGGTATATCACAGCGATACAATTCACATTTCGAATGCGGATAACAAGGAGGAATCTTAAATGGTTTGGGGAGATCAGAAGATAAAGGAACGCATATTTGAAACTGGCAAAATTCAGAATGCAGATGTCCGACAGATCAATCCTGCAAGCGTGAATCTGCGACTTGGAAACACTTTTCTCACTCCGATTCCCAATCGTCTGATTAGGCTCGGTGATGAAATGCAGTATAAACGGCACGAAGTAATCGCCGGCAGAACAGTTGTTATCGAGCCAGGCGAATTTGTACTCGCCACCACGAAGGAATATATCGAAATTCCGACAGATGCAGCGGCGTTCGTGCAAGGCAGATCATCCATCGGCAGGATCGGACTCACGGTGCAGAACGCCGGGTTCGTTGATCCTGGTTTTCACGGTCATATTACGCTGGAGCTTGTAAACGAATCCGGGTGCCACATCGAGTTGATCCCCGGATATCCCGTGGCGCAGTTGGTATTCTTTGATTCTTCTCCTGTCGAATGTCCGTATTGTGGGAAATACAACGATCAGATTGAGGCTACCGGCAGCCGGATGTTTCTCGATAAAATTCCTGACTCATGGAAGAAATGAGGTAGCGATATGCCTCACCTGAAAAACATGCTGCTCAATATCCCGGAGCATACCACCTGTGAGAATTGCGGCGAATGTTGCGGCCCGGTACCGCTTTCCAAAGATGAGATCAAAAAGATACAGAATTATCTTGATGCCAACGAATACCCCAGAAACGTGATTGAGCAATCTCACTCGCCGCTCGAATGCATCTTTCGGGATAACGATGCAAGAAAATGTTCGATCTACCCTGTCAGGCCGTTGATCTGTCGCTTGTTCGGCGTTACAAAAGGGATGAACTGCCCAAAGGGAAACAGTGCCCATATTTTACCTGAGCTCGTCTATGGCGACGATGATTTTGCAGCCATTCAGAACGAATACTTTGCAAATGGGCGCAAGTAAAATTACGAGGATAAAATGATCAACTTCACAAACGAAGATTGCATGATCGGCATGGCTCGATACCCGGACAAGCACTTCGATCTTGCAATCGTAGATCCGCCGTATTTCAGTGGCCCTGAACGCCGCCAGTATTACGGCAAGAAACACAGCTCTATCGGAGTGCATCGCGTATATGAAAAAAGCGACACATGGTCCGTTCCAGACAAAGCCTATTTTGTTGAATTGGAAAGGGTCAGCAAGCATTACATCGTGTGGGGTTGCAATTATTTTCACTGGGATTTCTCACCCGGAAGGATTGTGTGGGATAAATGCAATGGCGCCAGTTCATTTAGTGACGCAGAGATAGCCGCCACCGATCTTATTAAGTCAGTTCGCTTATTTCCGTACATGTGGAATGGCATGATGCAAGGAAAAAGCATCTCGGAAGGGCGTGTAGCGCAAGGCAATAAACAGCTCAACGAAAAGCGTATCCACCCCACGCAAAAGCCCATTGCACTATATGTATGGCTGCTCAATACCTTCGCTCAATCGGGCTGGAGAATACTCGATACGCATGTTGGGAGTGCAAGCAGCCTGATCGCATGTCACCGACTCGGTTTTGAAGCGATTGGTTTTGAGATGGACAAAGGTTGCTATGAGCGGGCGTTATCCCGTCTTATAGCCGAACAACAGCAAGTAAGCATCTTTGATGCAGAAGGGAGTCTGAATGTACATACCGATGCTATTTAATACCCAGATGATGCAAGCGATCCTGAACGGACACAAAACCATCACCCGGCGTATCGTAAAACCACAACCCACTATTCTTGAGAAAAAAAGCATGTGGAGATACTGCCCGAAATGGTCGTTTGTCTGGCCGCTGCATCAAGAGCAAGTACTTATCGACGAAGGTTTTCCGCTCTCCAAGCAGATTCCTTATAAGGTCGGCGATATTATCTGGGCGCGTGAAACATGGGCTGAGTGGTCCGGCGGATATGCCTACAAGGCATATAATCCCTACGGCTACAGCTACCCGAACTCATACGTCGATAAGTGGAAGCCTTCAATCCACATGCCGAAACAGGCAGCGCGTGTCTTTTTGAAGATCAAAAGTGTGCGAATGGAACGAATTCAGGCAATAACTCCTAAGGATTGCGAAGCAGAAGGTGTGAATCACATCAGCATCGTCGGACCCGAATTGATCAAAAAGCAGTATTCCGCGCTTTGGGATTCGACCATTGATAAAAAGCATCGCGATATCTACGGTTGGGAAGCCAATCCGTGGGTGTGGGTTATTGAATTTGAACCATGCGACGTGCCGGAGAGGTGGCATGAAAATGCGTAATTATCTGTTTCGCGGTCAGGATTTTAACGGCAGATGGGTTAAAGGCTCTCTTATCCAGAGACACGGCGCAGCGTACATTGTCGATTCCGTAAGGCTCGATAGCATGTATGTTCCAGTAACTTGCCATGCAAAAGTAGATGTTTGCCCGGTTCTTCCGTCTACTATCGGTCAGTTCACCGGGCTCACGGACGCAGATGGGCATGAGATATTCGAAGGCGATATCGTTGAATGCTGTAGCGAAGGTGTTCAAGCCCGCGGCACCGTTCAGCAGCGCAAGGACGGCATGTGGATTATCTACCCGTCGTGGCAGAATTATATCATGTGGACGCTTGCACCCGATCAGTTTTTGCATACAACAGTCAAGGTGATCGGCAACGAGATCAATAATCCCGAACTCGTTGTAAAAATGCGCACCGTTGGTGAGTGACTATGTCGAAGTTGGATAACTGTCCATTCTGCGGAAGTCCCGCAGAAATGAAGGTTGAACGCCATATTCCCAAAGGCATGGATTATACGCCTCGTTGCACGAACACCAGTTGCCCTGGCAGAATCAGCAAAAAGTGGTCAAACGCGGAGACAGCCGCTCAGATGTGGAATAAACGCGCCGGCAACGCGCAACAGCTTGTCCATTGTCGGGATTGCACACTTTACAGGCCTGAGCCTATGGGTAATGTTATGATGTGCTATTCGTTTGGCAACTGGCCGAACCCGGATGAATTTTGCAGCCGCGGCATAAGGAGAACAAATGATGAATGAAAGTGCAGTAGCTGATACCTTTCGCGAACTCGCAAGGCAAGCAAGCGAATTGTCCGAGGAAAATAAGCAGCTATGCAAACGTCTAGATGCAGCATTAAAAGATATGCGCATGCTAGTGAAAAATGCGGACAATGGATGTGATGTCTGCGCACATCATCATGTCTGCGCAGACAAGCAATGCCCTAAGTATATCGGAGGGGTCGGCGTCAAATGGTCGGACGGAAGCGACATACCCAATATGCGGTGGTCATGTATGGATTTTGAATTTGGCACTTGTCCGATGCTTCAAGATACCCCCTGTGCAGATTGCGATTTTGAAAACAACTGGAAATGGCGGGGTGCACCCGCAGAAGGAGATAAACATGAGCAGAAAAATCACAGTTGATGTGGCGGCCATAATCGCCAAGAAATTTCCAACGCCAGTTATACGCGAGCTTCGTTTTGAGACCGACAAATTATGCGAAAGATGCGAAGGCGCAGGCGTTGCGCGAAATATGCTGGGTACGATAATGATTTGCCCGGATTGCAATGGAATTGGCCTTGATAATTCCATTTGTCCCAAGTGTAAAAAACATCCGAAGTCACGGGGAAAAGCATTCTGTGAAGAATGTTATAAAGCGCAGATAGCAGAACTCAATGAGGCGCGATTCAACAAGGCGCGAAAAATCCATTTATCAAACTACACCGGCATGTGCAACGCGCCGAATAGTGATAGCATCTGCGATGTTGAAGATTTTATACTGTTCTGGCGAGAAGAAGCTGAGAATGGAAATTTGCCGCCCAAGTGGATGTTTTCCATGATTGAATTGGACATTCTGAAAGACCTCAATATCACAGACAAAGTAATAACCCTTTGCGACGACGAAGGTTACGAAGATATGACCGACATGCTCGACATGAAGGGGTTACGAACCGTTCAGGAGGCTTATGATGCATGGGCTGCCGAGCAAGGTCAGAACGGCAAAGTTTATGTGGAGGATTATGGCTGCGTGGTTCTGCTGGACGAACTTCATGATCTGATCCGCAAAGACGCTGCCGGCAGGAAAGGTAAGTGAGAATATGGATTTTGACAAAAACATGCAACGCTTAACCGCTTTGCGGCAAAAGGTGTTCGATGCGATAGAGCGCCAGCTCCAGCGCGACAGCCATTGCAAAAGCTACGAAGGCGCTTTTGAAGTCGGATTCGTATTCCCGGATTACTTCGATAACGGCGGCAAGCCCGTCAATCATCAGGAGTGTTTTTGCGAGATCAAACTGCACTGCTACGTTCTCGGCCCTGCACGGCACTATTCTTGGAAAGGCGCGACTTTTGCCGAGGCGCTTGATCGCTGCGGTCAGACAATCGACCAGTGGATTACCGAAGCAGAGGCAGGTGATAACGATGGCTGAATTTCAAGAGGTAATCCGGCAGTTTAATCGCATGTGCAAGGCGGCAATGACCGAAGAAGATATCTGCTTGATTGATGATGATATGCCGACAGCAGCTCTTATACACCCTGACAGCTTCGAAAAAATGGTCATGCGCTGGGCAAATGAGCATCCTGAATACCCCACGTGGATTCAATGGTGGGAAACGAATTTCGGAAACAGCGGTGCAAAAATGGTCTCTCCTTGCTCTTTTGCATCACCTAAAGAACTTGGGTGCAGTTCTTTATCTGGGGAATGTGATCGAGCTCCATATTACTGTTGGCATAAGCCAATACCAGCGAATATAGCAGTAAAGCTGGGAATCTGGCCGATAAACGATGCGAAAGGGTGAGATTGGATGCGTGAAATACTTTTCCGCGGCAAGGAACTTAATACTGGAAAATGGATTGAAGGCGACTTAATCCATAGCCTCGGACGTACCTATTGCGGCTATTATGCCGAAACTTTGGGGCAAGTTGATCCAATCAGCGTAGGAGAATACACCGGCATAAAAGATGCAAAGGGGTTGCGGATTTTTGAAGGAGACATCGTCGCTGCGCATCTGGATCGCCTGAATCCTTCTGACACAACCGTCTGCTTCGTCGCGTGGAACGACTTTGCATGGCGTATATGCCAACCAGGCTGTTCGCCCGATATGCTGGAGTCATACGATTATGGAACATGGACAGTAATCGGAAATATCCACGACAATCCTGAATTATTGGAGAATGCACATGAGAGAATTTCTATTTAAGGCAAAACGCTGTGATACCAGCGAGTGGGTTGAAGGCTATCTCAGCGGGCCATTCGGTATCTATAAGGGATATGAGATCAGCGACATTTACGATGTCACCGGCATTAAGGTGGATGTCAAGCCGTACTCCATCTGCCAGTTTACCGGCTTGTATGACCGCAACAAAAAGCGCATCTATGAAAACGACATCGTTCGGCACTACAATAATCTGAATGATAAGGACAAATTCACCGTCGGCGTCATTGTCTGGAGTTCTGAGAAATGTGAGTTCAGACGCACAACGCAGAATCGCGAAGAAAAAACCTGCAAAATTGCCAACTATTGCGATTATGAGGTAATTGGCAACACGTTTGATAATGCGGAGTTGCTGCAATGAGTTCTATCATAATTTGTGCCTTATCCATTATCATCGCTTGCGCTTTTTATTCGTTAGCTATAAATTGTACAACTCGAATAGGGATGATCGTCTGTACAGCCGTAACGATTTTAGCCATTATTTCCGCTATTATAGTCGGCTCATTTGCGTTAATGTATATTGACGCAGCGATATGAGGTGTCCTTATGAATGTTCTAATTAGCAAACGCCGCAAGCTCTCCAACGCCGAGCGTGAGCGGATTTTCAGCAAGACAGACGGCCATTGTGCATATTGCGGTTGCGAACTAACCATCCGCGATATGCAGGTAGACCATGTAATACCTCTCAATGGCTGGAGCGAGCGAGGTGAGGATACCCTCGACAATATGCTGCCGGCATGCCGAAGCTGCAATCATTATAAAAGCCGTTCAACCGTCGAAGGATTTCGCCGGATGCTGGAGAACCAACCTGCCGTGCTTATGAGAGACAGTGCCACTTACAGAATAGCCGTACGCTATGGCTTAGTAATTCCCAATCCTCAGCCTGTGAAATTTTACTTTGAAAAGATGGAGAAATGAATATGAAACCGCGCGAAAGAATGGCTCGGCTTCGCGCCGAGCGAAAGCAATATGGATTGTGTACCCGCTGCGGTATACTGTTACCTAAAGGGTACGGTAAGTTCAACTGCCCTGCATGTCTGAAAAGAGTGCAGGAGTTATCAGCAAGACGCGCAAAGGAGATGAAACAGCATGAACAAACAAACGGTTGTATTTGATTTTGACGGTGTTATCCATAGCTACACATCTGGTTGGCAAGGCGTTGACATCATTCCCGACCCGCCGGTACCCGGTATTCGACAGGCAATCCAAAGCATCCGGCAAGCCGGATATGAAGTTGCGATCGTGTCTACCCGCACCGCTACGCTTGAAGGTGCAAGAGCTGTGCGCGATTACCTTCGTGATAACGGAATCGAGGTTGATAAGATATGCTCCGAAAAGCCCTCGGCAATCGTGTATATCGATGATCGCGCAATCTGTTTCGATGGTGATGCGGCGTCGCTCCTGCGCAAAATTCAGGAATTCGTTCCCTGGAATAAGAGATAAAGAGGTGATCTGACATGTATGAGATCCAACCTTGCCCGATCTGCGGCAAATATCCTAAAATCAAGCATCGCGACGACTATCGGGTAGAGGTGGCGTGCAAGCCCCTTTTCAAAAAAGCCCATCTGACAGCAATGGTTGTCAACGACAGCAGAGTTTACGCAAGAGATGTGATTGATGTCTGGAATAAAAAAGTAAGCGCGTTCATCAAGCATCAAAAAGAACAAGCAGCAAAAGATGATTCCTGCGAAGACGATCAAGTTATGTTTTTCTGACAGCAAAGGAGAATAAAATGAACAATCATCAGATCGAAAATGCTTTCGTATATCACCCTCCCAAAGATGGGCAAGCGGCAAAGTACGCCGATATTCGTAAGATGGCGAAGGAGCTGGCTTACATGATTGATGAATTGGTTCCTGACAGCCGAGAAAAGTCGCTGGCCATGACCAAACTGGAAGAATGCGTGATGTGGGCGAATGCTGGTATTGCGAGGAATGAGGTTCCAGATGAACGATAAGATCAACGGCAGAACGCCGGAAGAGATTAAGCGGGGGCTGGAGTGCTGCAACGCGTTTAACGCTTGTCCGAGTTGTCCTTATGAACATATTGTTGATACTAAACATGGATGGGGCTGCGTGGTTATACGCAACGCTGATGCCCTCGCCCTCATCCAGCAACTTGAGCGCGAACGCGATACTGCAATAGAAGATGCGCGTGGTGTTTGCAAAGCCTGCATCCATTTTAATGGTCATTATCCGCCCGGAGATATTATGAGTTGCTGTAAATTTGAGGAATGTATACATGGTGCAGATGATCGTGATAGCGAAGATCACTGGCAATGGCGCGGTGTACAAGCAGCAAAGCAATGATCTATTCAGGAGGATATATATGGGAGTAACGTTGAAATGCAAGAAGACGAACCGTTACCTTGATATGGGCTATTTCGGCTTTAACCGGCTGCGCGAGAAGGTAGCCGAACTCGCAGGCGAGCCGTTTGCATCGCACTATAAAAAGCTATCCACGGCTCAATACATATTCAGTTACGGCGAGACAAGGGATAGGCTGTTTGCCGCATTTGACGCAGAAACGGAAGCTATGCTCAAACGCAAGGTGATTTCTGAAAAGGTTGCATCCTTTCTTCTGCAATCCGATTGCGAAGGCAAGCTGCGTTATGGCGGCTGTATTGAGCTTTTGAAGGTAATTAAGAACTATGACGACAATGTCCATTATGGCTATGTTGCAGAGCGTGACAAAAGCGAAATATCGGATTTTGCGCTGTTTCGTATGATTCTTCAAGATTGCATGAAGACAAAAAGCACGTTGATCTGGGATTAGGAGGAAAACACATGAATGACTACGGTTATGCCGCCGGATTCACAAGCCGTGCTGAGGTTTGTCCGTTCTGTGGTGATAAAATATATTGCCGCCGTGCAGATGGCGCCAGCGAGTGCGATTGTGGAAGGATATTCTATGTTATAGAAGACGAAGATTCAAGAGGGGGTGAGTAACTTTGGGATATAACACTAAGATAGATTGGTGTGATGCCAGTTGGAATCCCGTAACCGGGTGTCTGCACGATTGTGAGTACTGCTACGCAAGAGGGATCGCACATCGTTTTGGAGGTTTCTCTTGTAGCGAAAATGGAGAATGGGATTCGTATCGGGCCCGCTATCTGCGTGACTTCAAAAACAGTGCTTTTGAACTGGATAAGCCATTGACAATTAAAAGAGATGGCGAAAGGCGAAAAGCGCCGTACCCCTTTGAATTTGCCCCTACACTCCATCGTTACCGTCTTAAGCAGCCTGCCGAATGGACGCAGCCACGCACGATCTTTGTCTGCTCCATGTCCGATCTTTTCGGCGCATGGGTGCCGGATGAATGGATTCAGGATGTATTCTCTGCTTGTGATGCCGCCTCCTGGCATAAATACTTATTTCTGACTAAGAATCCCGCCCGCTATATTGATCTTGCGAAAAAAGGTATGCTGCCGGAAAAGCACTGGTATGGCTACAGTGCGACCACAGATGATATGCTCTGGAAGTTCCATCATGCCGACGAATGCCCGGTAAAAAACCTGTTCGTTTCCATAGAACCGATCCACGGAGATTTCTCTACGCCATTTTCTACGCATTGCCCGGCGGATTGGGTTATTGTCGGTGCTGAAACAGGCAAGCGAAAAGATATTATACGCCCGGAGCGCGAATGGGTGGACGGTTTGCTCAGACAGTGCGAGTATTCCGGCAGGCCAATATTCATGAAGGAAAGTCTGAAGGAGCTTATGGGCAGCAGCTTCAAACAGGAATTTCCGTGGGAGTGTAAGCGGTGAAATATAAGGCGAAAGAATACGAAAACTGCGAGTTCTATGGTTTTAACGGCTCTGAAGGTATAGCGTCTTACAAGTCAAAAGTGGTCAAATGCAAAACCGAGCACCTGTGCTCTCATTGCAATAAGAAGATCAAAAAGGGCGATCATGCACTGCGCGAAATCGGTTTTATGGACGGAAATCCTGTGCAAAGTTACACCTGCATCCCGTGTCTGGATGCGTGGATTGAGGAAACGCTCCCTGAGCAAAGGGGTGAGTTTAATGAATAACCGGGAACGGCAGCTCCGGCGTGCTCATTTTCTGATATTGCGCAGCCAGCGACACACCGCCCAGATTCCCAAAGGTTATTTTGAAGTATTTGCGGATGCTTTTATTCAGCTCGGATGGATTGCGCGATCCTGCGCTATAACCTTAGCTGAATTTGCAGAGAAACACAAGGCTTTGATTGCTGTAATAGAAAATTATTCGCGCAAGGAGGAAAAGTAAACGCATGTATGATGGATTTGCGAATGATCCTTTGGTTCGGCTGCTTACACCGAGCGAAGAAAGAGATTTGCTCATAAATGAGTTTAATAGCCTATTTGCACAGGAAATTCAGATAACAGCCGAATATCGAATTGAGCTGCAAGGCCTCCGGGCGCGAAGAAGTGATATTTTGGAAAGGTTGGAGAAATTACGTGAGTAAAAATCAGGAAATACGATGGATGAGGCGCATCGCGTATATGTTCAGATCCGGCTTCGAGCCTCCGTGCGGCAGTTGCCCTGGCTACCGCTGGGAAATGGGTTTTGAAGATGCAAGCGAGTATTGCGACGGACGCCAGGATGGCGATCTTGCGTGTAATCACTGTGCGGTTGCTTGGCTTCCCAACTGGCTCATAACCCTGCGTATCCGTTTTCGCTGGTGGCTGGAAGAACGCCAATATAAGAGATACTTAAAAAAGAACGATCCTGAGTTTTATAAGGAGCTATATGGAAAATAACACCTCTACCCGCATGATAACCCCTTTTCAGAACGACCCGTTTGCCGTTATCTATCAGGCATTTGTAAACTTATTTCCCGGTAAGGAATGCGTGTGTTATTGGCATGATGAAATCCGGCCTTCCGAAGATGGCAGTACTGTCTATGGATTGACAGATTTCCCGGACGATGCAACGCCGCCGGCTGTGTTTGTATCATCAAACCTCAGCATCAGCAATGCTGCAGAAATACTTGCTCATGAGCTTGCGCATGTTGCTGTTGGTGTTGAACATGATCACGATGCCGTTTGGGAAAAAGCCTTTGACGATATTTATCAGGAATACATACGCATATTCACCGAATAGTCCAGCCACATGTGACAATTTTGCACCTTTTCAGAGCAAACGAGCAAAACGTGATATTTACGCACATCCCGGAAAAAGTCTAGCCGTTTATTCTATAGTCGCACTTTGCATAGAATCAAGGTGCGACTTTTCTATCGTAAAAATGACCCATTTCGCGTCCTTATCGTCTTGACAATGCCCCAAATAGGGGATATAATAACAATAAAGCGCCCCAGTACGGGACATGTAGAACTTTCGCAACAGAGCAAGGCAATAAGGTGGTAACTGAGTATGTCTAAGGCTGTAGCACGCAATCAAGGTCAGAGGGAATTGCTGAAAATCTACGATGATTTGTGTTATACCCGATCCAGATGGGAAGTCTGGCAGGACATGGTGATTATTATCGCCACAGCCATTTCAAACAGCGTAGACGCAAAGCGTTACGAAGAACGCGAAAAACTGTACCTTGAACGCATCAGCAAATACAACCCGGGTGCACAACGAAATTTTGTATCACTGTTTAATAAGATCATCTGTATCCTGGACGATAATCCATTCCAAGATTTGCTCGGAGATTTGTTTATGCTTCTCGGTCTTGGTAATGATGCCGGCGGTCAATTCTTTACCCCATACTCCGTCTGTCAGATGATGGGAAAGATGGTGGTTGTTTCCTCAAATTGCAAAGATGAGATAAAACGAAAGGGGTACTTTTCCGTCAACGATTGCGCTTGCGGGGCGGGAGCGACGCTAATCGGTGCGGCCGAGGCGCTCTATCTTGAGAAAATCAACTACCAGCAAACCGCCTTATTCATTGCTCAGGATATAGATTATACCACCGCCTTGATGTGTTATATCCAACTCTCCCTGTTGGGTTGCGCCGGATATGTGCGTATCGGCGATTCACTGTCGAATCCGCTCACTGGTGATGTGTTATTCGGCGAAGGTTCGTCGAATGTGTGGTATACGCCCATGTACTTTTCCGAGACATGGCATGATCGACGTAAGATAGCAGCAATGAAGAAGATCATTGATTCCACAGCACATAAGACCATTGCTTTGCGCGATAACAATGAACCTTTATACGACACTCCCTCTGAAACGCTCGTATTGCCGCCTGAAAAACCGTCTACACCAATACTTGAGGAACAGGAACCCGTTAAAGTGATCGAGGTTACAGCGGCAAATAAACGCCGACAAGCACAAGGCCAGCTTGCTTTCGATATTTAGGAGGTCGCAGATGATTAAAATACTTATTTCGACAGAAGCGGACAGACTCGCCGTAGCTGCCACTCTCATTAAGAACGGCTACACGGTTCGTCAAGGCCGCGAAAAGAAAACAGGTGGAAAAGCCGGATACGATAATTACCTCTATCTCCTTGAAGGCCCGGCAATCATAGGAAAGGCAAATAGCGAAGCATGAAAATGTACACTCAGCAGAGTTCCAGATTAAATCTGCACGTGATTCCGCTGATCAATTTCGCGGATAAGAACGGTAATATGCCTTTTGATGGCCAATTTGTTCCACAGGAAGTTATTGAAACGCTTGCACTCTATGAACAGCTTCTTCAGAAGTGGAACCTGCATCATCTTTCGCCTGAACAGCTTAAATGCGTGCAAGTCGCGATCTCGTATGAAGGAGCAGCAAAAAATGAGCAATGAAGCAAGCATGGCCGAAACGAGGCGTAAGATCGCAGAGCATCAAAAAAAGCATGGAGATTTGCTGTAT